TTATATACCACCTAATCCACCCCCACAGCCAGCACCTCCAAGACCCAAGTTATAATGAGCACTTGGAGTACAATACCTGCTGAACACCAAGATCTAGCAACACATGTGGATCTTTGTGCTCAGCGTTATCAGGCCTTGGATCAACGCATGGAATCACTTGAACTCAAAGTTGATANCTTGGTCACCAAGGTTGATGATGTAAAAAGTTCTATATTCACAACATTAATAACCACAGGTGGTACTATCATTGTGGCCTTGATTGGTGCTGTGTTTACAATTATATCACACATAAAATAATATGGCTATTCAAAATACAAAAACACCATTTACCAAGATGAGTTTTACTCCAGATATTCCTTCTGGGTCTTTAGGTCCCAACGAATANAATATTGGACTCAATGTTGAAACTGACACCAGAGGCATTAGAAAAGTAAATGGAGATCAAGACATACTGGCTGGTATTCCTGGAGATCCTATTTTTGTAGTAGGTAATTTTAGAGCCAATNATCAATTCAATTTTATTGTGGCCACCATAGATGGCAATTGGTATGCCATAGGTTCAGGCAATAGTACAATTACTGTTATAACACCCACTATAGGTTCCTACATTGCCAACAGATACAGTCACAACACACGCATTACAGCCAGTTGGAATGGAGATGTATTATTCATTAATGATACTGTTAATCCACCCATGTTTATTGGTCCTACTGATAGTCAATTTATCCTGTATGACGCAGTTTATGCAGGTTCAACTCCAAGTTACATTTGGAACTATTATCCCAATTGGTCAAATGTAACAGCTGGATTTATGAGAATGTATTCTACTCCCAATATTGGTAGTATTCTTGTGGCAGGTAATTTGAGTTATACTGTGGACACGGTTAATTATAATGCTCCCAACACACTACGTTGGAGTCAAAACTTTGGACTAAATGCTGCACCATTGACTTGGGCTCCTACCTATACCAATACTGCCAATGAGGTTGATGTTCCTGTACGTGGTCCATTAATTGATGGCTTTCCTTTAAACGGAAACTTTTATTTGTTTAGCTATTGGGACTGTGTTATTATGCAGCCTATCAGTTATACCAGTAGCAGTGCTCCTGTGTTTGGTATCAGCTTGGTCACACAGGGTCGTGGATTATTAAATGAAAATTGCTGGTGTATCAATGACAGTATGGCATTTGGTGTTGACAGCAGTGATATCTGGATCCTAAACAATGGTGCCTTTGCTGAAATTGGTAATCAGCGTGTCAAGAACTTTTTCTATAGCAATTTGAATCCTGCTTATACCAATCAGGTATTCATGGTCAACAACACAAGAAAAAATCAAATGGAACTTTACTTTCCTGACTTGACCAGCACCACAGGACGTTGTAACAAAATGTTGGGCTATCGTTATGATTTGGATTGTTGGAATCCCCCACGTGAAATTNACAACGCTGTCATGGCCTGTGAAGGTCCTACTTATGATACCGCAGGCGTACCCAACATTGCCAATCGTGGTGTCGTATATGCTCGCTCAGGTATAGGCAGTCGCCTGATTCAACAGGACGTGGGCAATGGTTTCTTTAATGGCAGTGCCAGTGCCAATATCAACAGTTATTTCCGCAGAGACAATATCAACTTTGGTGAACCTTACAGTAATTTGGTTCAGGTACATAGGGTATTACCAGAAGTATATGGCACAGGCACATTTACAATGCAAGTAGGNGGTGCTGACAGTGTTGGACAAACACCCACATTTACCACAACTGCTACCATAGCAATCAACACCAGTGATCCTTGGATACAAACACAACAAAACACACATCGTGTGGCCAGTGTGATTGCCAGCAGTAATGATTCTACTGATACTTGGATCATGACAGAAGCCAACTGGCAAATCACCATCACTGGAGATGCTCGTTAATGCCTGCGTTTGCTATAACTCCTTCAACAGGTGCCAATGACAATGTTGGTTCACTTAACTATGCCCTGGGCAATATTGGACAAAGTTTTCAAGTGGATGCTGCCAGTGGTAGAGTCACATTACCTTTTGGTAATACTGCTGATATATACCTGTATCTTTACCCTTATGTAGAAGTTGCTTTTGCTGATGATAATTTAGGAAACGGCATTAGTCGTGATCCTACCAATAAACTTTATTATGGTGTAAAAAATATTTCTTCTATTAATGAAGGCCTTGTTAATCATGATTTTTTATGGTACGCTAATGATTTTGGTACCAGTATTACTTTGTATTATAGAGTATCAGCACCAGGTAAAATACAATTTATAGCAGATTTAATCACCTCACCTCCACAAGGTTGGTTTAGTGTAACTGATGCTCCTTATAATACAATATATGTTCAGGATTGGGTGGNCAGCACATTTGCTTCTTATGTTTATGTTTTAGAATTACCTGATGCTACCATTCCCGCTGTGGGTGTATTATATCCTCCCTTGACTTCACCAAATTATCTACAACCATTTGTCAATTCTTTTTATGATGTATTGGTAAGAGATTTACCTTACAATTATGTCACCAGTTCAACCACTGCTACCAATGTGTTGAATGTTCCCAACCTGACTTCAGCGGCCCTGGTCACATTAACACCACAAAGTTCAGCTCCTGGCCTTTACAGCACAGGTAGCATGGCCATGGCAGATGCTGTGAATTGGGATCCAGCAGGCCATAGTACCACTGTGCCTTATTTGGCTTACTATAATGGTATAGCCTGGGTGGCTCTAGGATGATTCGCTAAATAGTAAAAAGGAATACGAAATGGGATTTTTTCAAGATATATTCAAGGATCCAGGCAAGGCATTAACACATGATCTAACTGGTGGTAATAGTGTGGTTAGTAAAGTGGGACACAGTATTGAAACTGTGCTTCAAAATCCCACTACCTTAATTGAAACTGCANTTGCCACAGCCCTNTTGGGACCAGCAGGNCTTGACATAGGAGCCTTGGCAGGTGCGGCTGGTAGTGCAGCTGCCGCGGCTACCTTGGGTGGCACAGTGGGTGGCCTTGTGAGTGCAATCAATGGTGGTATCCCATCACAGGTGCTCTACTTGGTGGTGTTGGTGGCATTGCCGCAGGATATACCAGCAATTTGGCCAACAGTTATGGAGCAGGCGCAGTCACAGCCAGTGCTGCAGGTGGAGCGGCAGCAGGCGCCACAGTGGCCTTAATGACAGGAACTGATCCCATCACAGGTGCTGCAACAGGTGGTATTTTGAGTGCTGTCACTTCCAAAACTATGACACAAGATGGCACCTTGTACAAGTTTGATGATAACAGTAGTTTGACCCTAGACGCTAATGGTAAAATTGTTAGTGGCACAGACAGTTCAGGTACCGCTATTCCATCTACACAGATCAAATTGGCCAATCAAGCACCTGTTCAAAGTGCTGAAATGGTTCAAGTACAGGCTGCACAAGATATTCTCAAGATAGCACAAGGCGCTGGATCACCTGCTGATCAATACAATGCCCTGTTAAAAGCTGGATATACACCAGATCAAATCACAGGAACATTGGGTGCTGACACTGCTGGACCAATGAGTCAGGCCGCATTTCAACAAAATGCTTTTATTGGTAAGATTTTAAATGATTCTACATTAACTCCTCAACAACAGGTTCAGCAGTTACAGGCCGCTGGTTATAATGAACAACAAGTTAATATGGTGGCATCTACTGTTCCTGAAGAGGCCATTACACAAGCATTTAACAATTATGGTACCACTCCTGTTGATGCCACCACAAGTCAAGCAATTCAACAGGCCTATACAGAAGCTGCAGCAAATGGTGCCAAACCTGCTGATGTGTTTAATGATTTAATAGCCAAAGGTTACACACAACAACAATTAAATTCTGTTTTTGGTTCAAACAATGTCATGATAGGTGCTGATGCTGCCACAACACAAAATACAGAAATACAAAATCAAGTCAAGGCCATGCAGGCCGCTGGTTCAACTCCTGCTGAAATTGCCACAAGTTTACAAAGCAGTGGATACACCAGCAAACAGGCCATAGCCGCATTAGGACAAGACAATGCTGATGCTATTAATCAGGCCTATCAAAGTATTGCAGCAACTCCTGGCGAAAAGAGCACAGATACAACAGGCGCAGTAAAACCAGGTGGAACTGATAACACTACTACAGGTGGAACTACTACAGGTGGAACTACTACAGGTGGAACTACTACAGGTGGAACTGGTGGTAGTCAAGATTTAACATATACCAAAGTTACAGATCCTACTACAGGAAACATAACTTATCATTATAGTGATGGTAGTACTTTGATTACAGATTCAAGTGGTAATCCTATTCATTCAACTGATACCAGTGGTAACACTTATGTGCCAGGTAGCAATACTAACTTAAAAGTTGATACCACAGGTGGT